TTATACAAGCTCGAACTTCCTGCCTTCCCTGGGGACGACTGAACAGGGATCCTGATGAATAATGACATCTGAACCCGGAAAACGCTGTAAAATCGCCTGCTCTACCTGGTCAGCCACAAAATGCGCCTGAACGAGCGGCAGATTATCTTCCATTTCCAAATGAATCTGAATAAAGCGAGTCGGCCCTGACTGCCGCGTGCGGAGATCGTGCGCGCCGCTGACTCCCGGCCATGACGTCACGATATCAATAATTTCCTGTCGTTCCGCATCGGGCAGCGCGCGATCCAATAATGACTGCACCGCCTCATACCCCATACGTAACGCGCTATACAAAATATAGATGCCGATACCTAACGCAAACAGGGCATCCGCACGATGCCAACCGTACCAGGATAACCCCAGCGCGATAAGAATCGCTCCGTTCATCATAACATCAGACTGATAATGAAGCATATCCGCCCGTACCGCCTGACTTTGGGTCTTGCGTACCACCCAGCGCTGAAACGTGACCAGTATAATAGTGCATATCAGAGCGATGACGGTAACGCCAATCCCCACGCCGGGGTCGTTCATTGGCGTCGGCTTAATCAGATTCTGGATACTGGTCAAAAACAGAAACAACGCCGAACCGGAAATAAACATACTTTGCGCCAGCGCCGCCAGCGACTCCGCTTTACCGTGCCCAAACGTGTGTTCATCATCTGCGGGTTGCAGCGAATAACGCACGACCAACAAATTCGTCAATGACGCGGCAATATCCACCAGCGAGTCCACCAACGCCGCCAGAATACTCACCGATCCCGTATACCACCACGCAAAAATTTTGATCAAAAGTAACGCTGATGCCATCGCCGTTGCCGCGATAGCCGCCCGGCTAACCAGCCGTCCATAGGTTTGATTCATAAATACTCCCGCTATCTTCTGCCGGTAGTATAACGGATGGTTTAAAACAGTAAGCTAATAACAGAATGACAAACTGGAGATAAAAAAAACCCCCACATCATGTGGGGGAAGACAGGGATGGTGTCAGAAAACACCACCTAACATAATGATATAAATGGATTTATATCATACGCTGTCCACATAGCGTCCACATTGACTAAAACGCCCCTGCTGGTCAGGGGCTTTGTTTTTTCATCAACCAGGGGTTATAAACAGCTTTTAACCCAATGTTTAATAAGGATGTTCCATGTTCCACTTCAAACCGACAATTGCAGTAGCGGCTATCCTGCTCTCAGTCAGCACATACGCCAATGCTAACGACACAAAAACACTTCAAAAGCAGTTAAAACCTTGGCAGCCAATGGAAATCACAACCCGAGAAAACTCACTAACGGTGGTGCTTACCGGCAAAGAAATCACGTCAGAAGCCTATAGCCAATTAATTATGTCAGGTGTATGCACACCGATATGGACGCATGATGCACCAGCGTCATACCTTAAAAATACAAAAGAAATAAGTGTGCTTAACGAATACAAATCTTTTGGCTATACATTTGAAGACCCATTAGCAACATGTAATGAAATTGCACCACTGGCAGACAAGGCCGCACAGACCATGCTGCTATCGAAAACCCATACCTACACAGGAAAATAGCCACCCCTTTAAAGCGAAAACCCCGCAATCGCGGGGCTTTTTGTTGGTGGTTACATCCACATAGTTTGTTGACCTGATGGCAACGGATGAGGCCTGACGGCATTAACCTCACCCGGCTTAACAATGTAACGCTGCACCGACTCAAATGTGATGAACGTGGCGCTACAATTCACGTTCTGACACTGATGATAACGCTCCTTTGTCGTATCGGTCATGTAACGGCTTGTACGTGCATGAGCTGCATGCTGGCATAACGGGCAATGAAACATATTAAGCACCTCAACGGTTTGGCTGATGTGTTAATTTTACTAAATAATGCCTTATATAACAAATAGATAAATCAAAATCACCCATCATCATCTTCCGCTTTATACTCTACATCAGAGAGCTTAACCTCAAGCTCTAAGCCCGTCGTGAAGCCGCTATTATTCAGGCTGTGAGTCACCTTACTGATTAACCATGTCTGCTCGTCTATGACGCGCTTAAAGCCCGACACACGCACAGGTGTCTCAGGGAATAAATCAGCCCTGCCAAGCGCCAGCGTAATTGAAAACTCCGCAACGCCTCGCTGCAGCTTATCCCACTTAGCCTGAGCGGCGCGCATCGCCTGCGCCTTAGAAGCGTAGACCGTCGTCAGCGCCAGCACGTTATCGGCCTCACCGGCCATATACTCACCCTCGCGCGCTTCCGGTTCTTTTCTGGACTTCGTCTTTTTGCTGACCGGCTTTACTTTCGGGTGCTCCAGTGCGCGCAGGTGCTTCTCTTTTGGCTTACGTTTCAGCGTCACTTTTTGCTTTTGCGGCTTCGGGTCTTTGGTGTGCAACCATTTTGCCGTTACTCCGGTATAAGCTCCACGGTCGGCAATGGCAAACTGATGACGGTCGCCATCGCTGCGGGTCAGGGTCATTTGCGGGACGGGTTTACCGCTGGCTGTCATCGCACTACCGGCTTTCAGAAACAGCAGTTTCCCCGCCTTGACTGATACTGTCGCCCCGTTGCGGTCAGCCAGCCGGGTCAGAAATACGGCGTCAGACTCCTGTGACTGGTCGATATGCGGTACCGGGACTTTTTTCAGTGAATCCGCGACGCTGGCCGTCAGTTTATTGCGCTTTGCGATGGTACTGACTAACTCACCGAGGGTGGTGTCGTGCCATGATTCTTCACGCCGTGAATTGAGCGTTCCGCGAAAGTCTGCACTACGCGCCCGGATGGTCAGGGTATCAGGCGCACCCCGGTGCTCAATCTCATCGACCGTGAAATCGCCCTTATTCAGAAGCGCGGAACCCTGCCACCCAAGCCACAGCGTCAGCACCGCCCCGCGCAGGGGTAACTCGACTTTGCCGTCGGTGTCGTCTAGCTCAATGTCGAGCTGGTCAGCCTCAAAACCCCGGTTGTCGGTCATGGTAAGAGAAATCAGCCGGTCACTAAAATTGCTGGTAATGTCCTGGCTGTTCAGTGTCAGCATAAACGCCGGTGCAAGGCTGGTACCGGCATCAATAGTCATACCCGTAATCATGCTGTCAGCCCTCCGAGCGCACTCTGCAGCTTATCAGTGAGATTACCGGCAGAACCGAGAAGCTCGCTGGCCTGCTTATTCAGGTCGCCAAACATTGCCGTCAGTGATTCGTCGACCCGTTTCAGCGAAAGGGTGAAATCAATCTTTCTGGCCGCGCCGTCGCTGAAAAACTCGGCATGCGTGGTTGACACCTTATCGACGATAAACATCCCGAAGATATTGCCAGTTCCCTCAATAAGCGGCCATGCTCTGCCCTCGTCGGCCATCAATTCAACAGCCAGCAGGGATATGCGACCGCCGGTAATAGCAGGGTAAAGCGTACCGGCAAGCTGGATCGAGTTCACCCCCTCGCCGAGAAACTGATATGCAGGAGGTTTACCGACCCGGTCATTAGACGCCCAGCGATAATCTTTCGAGTGCTGCATCGACTGATAAGGCAGGGTGCGGCGTTCAAACACAAACATTCCAAGCGCAAGCATCATCGTTTATTCCTCTCAGTCATGGCTCATACTGGCACGCTGACGCGCACGCTTTTCGCGCTCAATCTGTTCGAGCGTGTCGCGTAGCTGTCTGTCAAGCTGATGCCCCGGCGCAACACCTCCCAGCAGAGTGATGTTGTATTCGCTTTTGCTCTGGTCAATGTAAGAGCGCCCCGCCGGTGCGGTAACTGGCTGATAAGCCTGATAGCCGCCATATGTGCTGGTTGCCGGGATGTAGGAATTACCCTGCGTGGCGGCATTGGTTCTGGCGGCAGTCTGGTCGAGGCTGTCCGATTCTTTGTTGATGATGCCGAGTTTTTCGAGAAGCCAGTCGACACCGCTGCGCAGCTTGTTAAAAACATTGAGCGGAGCCATCAAGGCAGAGGCCAGTGCCTGACCAAATATGACGCCGACATTTTTGCAGCTATCGAGCGTCTCCTGCGTGGCCTTGACTGGTGCAATCAGGTCTTTAAACCACTGCCAGACGCCGCGCAGCTTCTCACCGAGTCCGTCAAAGATTGGAGCTAATGGAGCGAACATTTCCCCGACCGGTGCAAAGGCACTCATGATGCCCTCAATCACCCCCGAGAAAAATGCGCTGATGGGCTCCCAATATTTACGGATGAGTAGCGCCCCGGCCACAATCGCCGCACCGACAGCCACAATCGGCCAGGTAATCGCACCGAGTGCGGTCACAATGGCACTACCAGCAACAGTAAAGACCGTACCCAACACGCCAGCAGCGGCGATAATGGCGTTAATCCCCATGACAACCGGCCACGCAACGAGACCAATGCCGCCGATGATACCAATCAGAGCAAGTGCGCCACCGGCAATAATGCCGATGGTCTGAGCCAGTCCTTTATTCTTCTGGATCCAGCCGTCGAGCTTTAACACATATTTCGTGGCCGTTTGCGTGAGTTTACGCAGTGAGCCCTCTTGCTGGTCAAAAAGGTCGGTACCGACAGCCTCATAAGCCGACTGGAACTCTTTAAAGTCGCCGCCGAGGTTATCCTGCATAACCTTAACCAGTTCCTCGGTTTTACCGTCCGAGGCTTTAAACGCGGCAGTGAGCCGGTCAAGTTTGCCGCTTGAGGCTGCCTCCATTAACACCGCCGCCGCCGAGCTGGCCTCCTCGCCGAAAATGGTTTTCATGTACTCGCCGCGCTGGCTTGTCCCGAGGTTGTTTTTCTCAAAGCTGCGCTGCATTTCTTTCAGGATGGAGAATATCGGGCGCGTGTTCCCCTTGCTGTCGGACGTTTTGACGCCGAGTTCCTTAATGGCCTCAAACGCTTTTCCGGTGGGAGCCTGCAGGCGGCTGAGAATGGCGCGGCTACCCGTGCCCGCCATTGACCCGGTGATTTTGGCGTCGTGCAGCGCACCGACCATTGCGGCGGTTTGCTCGATGCTCACCCCGGCATTTTTCGCCACCGGCGCGGCATAGGTCAGCGCGTCGCTCAGTCCGTCAAAATCGGCGGCGGTTTTGTTCATCGTCATCGAGAGAACGTCGCCAATGTGAGTAATCTTGTCGTTTGAAAGTTGAAACGCTGATTTCATCCCGGTCAGCAGCGCAGCGTTTTCCTCCATTGAGCGCCGGTTTGACAGCGCCATATTCAGCGTGACTGGCGTCGCTGCCTGAATGGCAGCAGCGTCACCGCCGCTTTTCGCAATGATGATTTGCGCGCTCGCTGCATCATCTGCAGAGGCTGCAGTATTATCGCCGAGCTGGCGCGCCTGTTTGCGCAGCGCCTGCATTTCTGGCGACTGCTTGTCGACCCCGAGCACGGCCTGCAGCTCGGAATTTTTCTGCGCAAAGTCATAACCGGGCATCAGTAATTTAACCCCGGCCATCGTTCCCGCAGCCGCAATGCCAACACCTGCAGCACCAGCCGCCGCTGCATTACCGGCAAGCTCTTTACCTGATTTATATCGTTCTTTCACCCGGCTTAATTTCGCCTGCTGCGCGCTGACGCGCGCCAGTGCCTCACGCTGGCGATTAAGCTGCGCCGTCGTTTCGCTGATGGAGGTTTTGAGCCGACGCTCATCAGCAGACAGGGTGCGGGTATTGATACCGGCCTGCATCAGCTCGGAGCGCTGGCGCTGTACCGATGTTCTCAGGTTGTTATATTTCGTCTGCAGCTCAGAGGCGGCACGTTTTGCCGCTTCGAGCGCCTGCGCCTGCACGCGGGTCGGACTGGTGGTGTTTTTAAACTGCACAGCCAGCTCACCGGCTTCGCGCTTTGCCTTGTCAAGCGCCTGACCAGTTACGGCCAGTTGCGCGCTTGCCTTACGAAAGCCGTCGATTTTCGACGCCTGACCGTTCAGGTCGCGCAGACCCTTTTGTGTGTTGCGAATATCACCCGACAGGGTTTTACTCGCGGTCTGGATGGATTTAAGCGGTCGGGTCGCCTGGTCGACCGCTTTCAGCAATACCTCAAGCCTCAGGTTATTACTCATTGTGGTTTCCGCTACGCTGCAGCGCCTTTTCGCGCCATGTGATGAGCTCGGTCAGGCTCAGGGAACAGAGTTCTGATGGCGGCCAGTGGAATATCACTGCGATATCCGCCATCAGGTCATCAGTCGACAGGTCTGGCGGGAAGTCTATTCCGCCGAAGCCGGTGACAAAAAACCAATCACCTTAGCGGCCAGCGACAACATATCGGGCAGGTTCATCGCGGTAAGCTCCTGCGCGGTGAGCGCGGGGTAGGTCATGCGGGGCAGCACCTTAATCAGGGCGTCGACTTCGGACTGCGCCACCGCTGCCAGACTGACGCCGCGCAGGGTACCGGCGTTCGGCTCAATCAGGGTGACTTTATCAATCGTCTGACCGGCGCGCTTAATCGGTTTGTCCAGGGTCACGACGTTCGGGTTCACGGTGTCAGTTTCATTGCCAGCCGTATCAATAAATTCAGCGGTTTTACGTGGTGCTTTTGCCATGATGTTTTTCTCTGTTCTGAATGGGATTAATAACCGGCCAGCAGTGCGACCGGTCAGGGAATTACAGCCCGATTGCGCGACGGTGCTGTTCCAGCCGGTCGACGCCGTTCACCTTCTCGACCATGTTGACGGTGTCGATTTCGATGACGTCGCTGCCATCAATCGTGAGGCGGTAATAGGTGCAGACAGTCGACAGTTTGGTCGAGGTGTTTTCACCCTGCTTATTCTCGCCGCCGTCGATTTCTTTATGACGGCCACGCATGACCACCTCGACCGCCACGATTTCGCCGGTGTCGTCGCGCTGGTAAGAACCAGCAAAACGCAGTGGCACAGCATCAGCACCCGGGGCGGCGTACTGCGCCCACAGCGCCACATCAGGCAGGCCACCGACAGACCATTCGACGGTGAGCGCATCATCGTCGAGGCCGAGGTCAATCGCTGCCGCGCCATTCATACCGCCGCCGCGATAGTTTTCGAGCTTGCGGGTCAGTTTCGGCAGCGTCACGGATTCAACAACGCCCATGTAGCTGAGGCCATCGTTGAACATATTCAGGTATTTGAGTTTACGGGGTAGTGCCATGTTGTTTCAGGCTCCTTAGCTATTGACCGATTCGGCCAGATTCACCAGATATTTATCGGTGATACGCTGGCGCAGGGTCAGGCTCTCCAGTGGCGGAACCGGCGTATAGTCGTAGTCGATATACAGTTTCCCGGCCTTGAGGGTTTCCTTGTCGTTCGATTCCTCATCGAACCAGCATTTACCCTCCACGATGTAGCCGTTTGATTTCAGCTCGCGGAATTTGGCGTTAATGCCGTCAACAATGTCACGAATGAGCGTGGCGGTAATGGGCTTGTCGACCGCCCACATGTGCGCCTCGGCCATCGTGTCGGCCAGTACCTGCGCGGTGCGGGTGTAGTTCTCAAACAGAAAAAGCGGGTCATCCGAGCAGGTGCGGTTACCCCAGAAGCGGAAACCGTCCTTGCGTACCAGCGTTGTAACCCCGGCCTCGTTGAGCAGGTCAGCATCGGTGCCGGATGCCTGTAAATCCCAGAACACTGAGGCGCTGATGCCGGTAACGCCCTGTACACCAACGTTAGACAGGGTTTTGTGCCAGCCGACAGTCTGGTCGATGTAAGCACGCAGGCCGAGTGCACGCGCAGTGGCGTAAGCCGTTGCGGTGGTATTTTTGACGGTGTCCCATGCGAGGAAATCAGGCCAGATAACCATCAGCTCGCGCTGGCTGAAATTCTTACGATATTCCATCGCTTCGGAAATAGTCTTGCATCCCCACGCGCTGACGTATGCAAATGCACGTAACTTAATGGCAGCCGACGCAAGCGCGACCGCGACCTCTTTAGTATCCAGCCCCGGCACACCAAGAATACGCGGCTTGACGCCGGTGACGGCCTGAGCGGTCAGGAGAGCCTTGATACCGGTGTATTTACCGTTCTCATCCGTACCTCCGATAATGTTGGAAACAGTCTGTGCGAGCGCAGCTTCCTCGTCATCGCCGGTTCCATCCTCAACACGTACAACAACAGTGACGGGTTTTGACTGGTCTGCGATGGCCTGCAGTGATGCAGCCAGCGTGCCTTTTTTACCGGCTTTCGCAATGGCGCTTTGCACATTGGTAATCAGTACCGGTTCATTGAGGGGAAATAGCGTGGCATCTGCATCGCTGGCTGTACAAACCATGCCGACGACCGCAGTCGCTACTGTGGAAATAACACGCGTACCGTCATTAATTTCGATGACCTGCGTGCCGTGGTGAAAATCACTCATCCGGTTAACTCCGTGGTTAAGGGGTGAGTATATTTTCAGGTCAGTACACAAGAGGGGGCTATTTGTACCGGCTGTCAGGTTGATGGCACAACGACAGGAAAAAGAAAAGGCGGGTAATAAACCCGCCTGAATATTTAGCGTGGTATATCCGGCCAGTCAGGCGCAGATATATCCACCCTGTTTACCAGTACCCTGTATTTTTTCCACTCGTTGAGCTGCGCTCTCTCTTCACTCGTAGCGATATCAAGCTCAACTGCATCCTGTAATGGCGCTATTTTCGTCAAAGCCATTTGCAGAAGGTTGTTTTTTGTCCCTTCCGCTTCAATAAGTCGTGCTGCAGCTTCCGCAACTTCATCTTTCACCCATGCCTTACCATCCCATTTCTGGTATTGACTCTCTGGAGAAACTGATGTGACATTTTCAGGCAACGGCCCGGGTTCGGAGATATAAACCTGATTACCGGTTGTTGTGTCATAAACCGTTTCACCTCTGTGGTCTTCATGCAGAGTCCACGTCTGTGTTTCAGCATCAAATATCGCAATATGGCTGGTCGGAATTTCAGGAGGGGCGACATCAGTACAATTAGCCGGTAATCCAGTGTGCGGCGGGATATACGCATCGCCCGCACCAATAAATTCGTTAGTATCTGAACGCAGATTGAAAATTTTAATTGTCTGCGCTTTGCTGCTCATTTTAAAAGTCATTATGCCAGCCTCACTATGTAGTTAAATGCAATGTTTCTAACCGTGGTTTCCGCATTACCATCTGCGTCCACTATAACGACGTGTCCGTGTGGACCGATGTATACGGAGTGTTCGTGCGGGCCAATCCATGTGGTATGTGCGTGATCGCCATTCCAGCTTGTTAACTGATTATTTCCGTCACGCTGAACGCGAGTTTTTCCACCGATTGAGTCACCGCCATATAGTCCGCCAGCCGAATGGTTATGACCGCCTGTTGTATCGGAACTCTTCGTGCCGTAATCAAAGGATGAGGTAGTTTTCATCCCTAAGTCGGTATCCTGCGCCCTGGCGCTGTGACTGTGCGATTTATTGCCGTCCAGTTCTTGCGACAACACAGCGCGTCCACTGACAGGCTTGCCTTTGATTGTCCAGCCTCGCATGTCCGGAATAGTGCCGGATGGATATGCTATTGCCAGTAAGGGATAAACGTTCTTATCAAATGCCTGCCCCTGCATCAGGGCATAACCGGCAGGGATAGTGTCAGATGGCCACGGAAGGGGAACACCGGGCGGACACGACATCAGGGGACGCCAGGTAAAACCGGAACCATTGGTTGCGTCCCAGCGCGCGCCAATCCAGGTGTTACCAATTGAGTCTGTTATCAGAACGGCGCAGCCGTCTACGCAATCGCGTTTGGCAATCACTTCCAGGAAAACATAATCGTTTACCGGCAATATTGTTGCCGGAGCTTTATTGCTGGCAAACCGCCGTGCGCCAGACGGCAGGCTGCTCAAATCATCGGCGGAGCTTACCCACATAACGGGCTGAGCACCAAGACCGTTCTGGGTGTCGTCAATGGCTTTTTTGGTGGTGATAATGCGGGCGTCGTCACCTGCGGCTACAGTGTCTGGTGTGGTGCCGACATTGAGTGTAGCGCTGTTGCCAAGCTGGAGGGACTGACGGGCCTGCTGGATGTTTGTCAGGTCAGCGAGGTTGCGTTCTTTGGCAAGGCGCTTGTTGGCGTTGTCCATCGCAATTTTGACCGCTTTTGGCGTGGCAGCCTGATTTTCATCATTACTGTCGGTTACACTACTTAGTTGTACAATCCCTTTACGCGTTGTGGTGGCGTCCTGAGCCGTATATTTCGCGTCAGCAAGGTCATATGCTGCCTTAACAGCTTTCGGCGTCGCTGCGAGCGTTTCAGACTCGCTGTCTGTCGCGTTACTGAGCTGAGTAAACCCTTTTTCTTTAAGAGTGGCATCAGGATGACGACGGGATTTTTCATGTTCGGCGAGCCTGTCGTCGACATAATCCTGCGTCGCCATCACCATCGTTGAGTCAATGGACAGCGTCACAGACTCGACACTGCTGACAATAATGACCATGCGGCATGTCTGCGCACGCCCTGAGCCCTCAGCCAGTTCTGGCTTGTAGCTTTCGGCCATATTGGCAACAGCAATCAGCGTCCCTTCATCGTCGTAAAGGCCAAGCTCACGCATCCAGAAGCCGCCCACCTCCGGCGGAATAACCAGCTCGGCCACAATGTAATTACTGTACCGGTTGTCCTGGCTGATTTTATTCAGAGTGTGACGCCAGACCTCATTAACAAGCTGCGTCTGACCGGCATCAGGATCCGGCAGCTTTCCGCCGCCGTCACCAACAGCCATAACGTTAAGATTTATTTTCTTACCGCCCGGCATGGTGGCCGCAGCAAGCTTAGCGGCTCCGGCAGTGGTGATAACGGTTTTAAATTTCGTGCTCATTATTCCTCACTTATCCCGGGTAAACCGTAATAATATCGCCATCGCAGGACACGCCGCCGGTATACAAATAACCGGGAATGTCCTGGACAATATTCAGGCCAGTCAGATGACGACTGGCTGGTTTTGCATCCGCAATCAGTCGTTCCATTTCGAAATACATTTCTTCGGTAATGCCACTTTCAAGCACCCCGATATCAAGCCGGAATGTGCCTGGCGGGCCGCCGCTTTCCCACCATTCCGTTACATTGATGACATAGCCGAGTGGCTCCACTACCCGACGGATTGCGCCGATAGTCCCCTTGTGGCAGTGAATGAAATATGCATCACGGATAACGGCACGTTTTGTTCCCTCCGGCCAGTTCTCATCCCACCGGTCGACAGAAAACGCCCACGCCAGCCACGGCAGCAAATTTTCCGGACAGGTGTCAGGGTTCCACAACGCGCGGATGTTGACCGGCGTTCTTTCAATCTCGGCACATGCCCTTGCGGCGGCAACCTCCAGTGGCGATGAGCCTACCGGCAGCAATCGTGAGTCATTCATCAGAGCCCCCGATTACAAGGCTGTAGTCAGTGCAAAAGGACGCCTGTGTGTTATCGAGAACAATATCCGCGACCGGTGCCGCCAGCTCCACCCGCTGAACACCCTCAACATGCAGGGCGGCATAAATCGCTGATTTACGGATATCGCGCCCGAGGCGGTGCTGCGCGCTGATATAGGCTTTCAGCTTTGCCTCAGCCGCCGCCCTGATGGGTTCACTTTCCGGGCCGGGATAAAGATAAAGCGTGGCGTTAATCTGGTAGTTAACAATTTCGGCTGACTGTACCGTCACCCGGTCAGCGACCGGCCTGACATCTTCTGCGTTCAGGGCATTGCGCACAATTGCAAGCAGTTCCTCAGATGCGACGCCGTTGTTTTCACGAGACAACACGGAAATCGTCACACAGGCTGGCGACGGGCTGATAACTGAAATATCGCCGACGCGCCCGTCAGCACTACGGCCATGATACTGGTACGACCCGACAGACCCCGCCACGCTCAGTCCCTCAAAAGCCTGCTGTATACGCAGACGATAATCTGCGTCGAGTTCCATTTCTGCCGGGGTGGGTGGAATGGTGGTGTCATCAGCAGGCGTGACGACAAGGCGCTCAACACTGAAATTCGCCCCGATATTATCGAGGTCACTGTCTATGGCATAAGCCAGCATCACTGCGCGTGCAGCTTCATTGACACGCTGACGCCAGATAACCTCACGGTAGGCGTTTTCCTGCAGCAATTTAACAATTGGCTCAGACTCAAGTGCTAGCGTCCGGGCGACGGCTTCCTGTTGGTCTTCGGGATAGAGCGAAATCAGCGTCGCAATGCGTTCCGTAAGGATGGTTTCATAGTCCAGCTCCTCAACCACGTCGGGAACGGGTAACTGACTCAGGTCAACGGTTGCCATAGTGATTTAACTCAGTGAAACAGTGGTTGAAACTGACGCACCGCTATCGGTACGCATCCCGGTAATATCGACATACATTTCGCCAGCGTCGCCGGTCTCAAAGCTGATGGATGTAAGCCTGATGCGTGGTTCCCACTTCTGGATCGCGGAATAGCACGCCACCATGATTTGCAGCCTTAGCGCCGGGGTTTGCGGCATATCAATCAACGCAGACAGGAGCGAGCCATATTCACGACGCATAACCCGCGAGCCGACCGGCGTCAGCAGAATGTCGCGCATGCTCTGGCCGATATGCTCACTGTCACTGATAGCGAGGCCGGTATTTCGGTTCATCCCCATATAGCGCGCTGTCATCTGGTACCCTCCGTCCAGCTCCCGCCCCGTTGCACGCTGCCGTGACCGTGGTCATCAACCTGCACACCGTTTGATTTCAACGTGCCATCGGTATGTTCGATGTTTCCACGCATGGTGCCGCCTTTCTGCACCTCAAGCGTCGCCGTCGTCAGTTTGTTGGTGCAGACCACCTCCGGGGTGTCGAGGGTGATACGCTCTGCCGCTTTGACCAGCACCACCGGCACGGTGACGGTGATGGACTCCGATGCCGTCACATCGGCAGTCTTGATGCCGCTGACCGTCAGTGCGCCGGTTTCCGGCTCATACTCCATAACCGCGCCATCAGGGAACACCACATGCCACGCATCCGCCGAGGCAGACGGGGCGGGGTTATCGTCGGAAAAAATCCCCGGCAGCACGAAAGCGGTATCAAGCTCACCACCAATCGCCAGCAGCAGTACCTGCTCACCGACCGAGGGAGCCCACCATGTACGAGAACGACCGGCGCGGGTAGTCAGCCAGTTCAGCCATGTAGTCTGGATCCCGCCGCTTTGTACGCGGCACAGCCCCTGCGCGGTATCGACCTCAGTCACCACACCTGAGCGGATGAGGTTGCGAATTGCGCGCGCGAGCTCCTGTAGAGTGGATAACGTATTCATAGTGCAAGAATGCCTCTGGTCTGGAGCCGCGCCAATTCGCGCGGCTCCGGTGATGGCTCACACAATATTTATTTGCCGAGGTGACTGAGAATGACGTCTTCAATCATCTGCTCATCGTCGCGGGTGAAACCGAGTAGCGGGCGCGCCTCGTACAGCACCTCCCGGCTGTTGCGGTTTGGCCGGTCTTTGAGGCCATACTGATGCACCCGCGCCATGCGCTGCACTTTGCCGGTAAATTCCACCACTGCCGCACTGTCGCTGCCTTTAGCTTTCATAAAGCGGTTAGTGCGCAGTCTGGCGAACATCTCGCGCTTAATGCGGCCTTTCTTGCTCCGCACAGGCTGGCGCTTTCGCGCGGCATACGGGGTGCCGTCGGGTGCCTGCTGGCGCTTAATGCGCTGTTGCTGACTGGTACGCAGCTTTTTCGCAATCTCAGCCGCCATTTGACGACGCGCCGCCGGTGACAGGCTGGCAATCAGACCGGCAAGGCGCTCCTGTAGTGCGGTTAACTCACTCATCCCACTTACTCACCAGTTCGCCGTTAACGTACAGCTCGACCGGGCGCGTCACGGGTTCAGGCAGCAACGGCTCTGGCGCATAGCTGACGTGCAATGCGCCGTCGACCTCTTTGACGAGCGTGCGCTCGGTGAGTCTCAGGCTGATACTGATATCGAGCGAATCGTCGTTATTGATATCAATCATCCAGGTGAATCCTTTTTCCCGCCCGTCGTCGGTGGTCATAATGTCCGGCTGATGTTCACGCAACCACGCCTGCACCGGCACGAATATCAAATCGAGGTCACCGGTGAAGTCAGTCACCACCACGTTAAGCACGTACACCTTTTCAAACGACAGCGAGCTCGCCAGTCGGGAATCGGTATGGCCGTTGTCGGCAAACAGGCGCAGCATATCGGGGTTATTTCGGAGCTGCGGCACGGCGTTAATCAGCGCTTTGCGCAGGCTTTTGTGCTTTTGCATCAAGTTCATCCTGACAGTGTTTGACGGTTTTGACCTGCAGCGCACAGGCGGTCAGCGCGCCCTCAAGACGGCGAATATCCGCGCTCAGGTCACCATTTGTTTTCGGGTCACTTCCCGGCATCGGGCAAAGGCTCACTTTCGGGCATCCGCTGACCACAATCACCGGCGCTGGCGCAGGCGGGGCGGGTGTGCAGCCGACGCACAACATCAGGCAGAGCAGCGTTATACCAGCGGCGAAAGGCTTCATTTTCATCAAGTAACCTCGTTATCGTCTGCTCACGACGGCTGGCTTCTGCGCCTGCCTTTGCGAGCTGTTCGCGCAGTGCCACCTGCGCGGACTCATTACGTCTGGCGAGCTGACCGGCAACACTGAGCTGATTTTTCAGCATGCCAATCGTCGTCTTTTGCTCGCTCGCGACACGGTTTGCCGTCTCAAAGGAGCGGGATAAATTGCTGTTCTCATGGCGCAACCACAGCAGCCCGAGCACGGCCAGCACAAGCAGCGTTATCAGGATTTTCATGCCATCACCCCGCCAGCCGAGCGCCAGACGGTGACCAGCTTTTCGAGACTGTGCTCGCGCTGGCCGTAACCGGCACCCGGCAATGACGCCCAGATATTCCGGCAACGGGAAACAGCACGCTCAATACGCCCCGCCCGGATATCGTCAATAGCACCGCGCTCCCGGATTAACTGGATCGCGAGCTTGTCCTGCGACAGTGGGCTGAAATCAGGCAATGCGAGCTGTTTTTTATATTGCGGCCAGAACATATAAAGCTGCTGGTAACGCCCCGATGCCGTGGATTTCTCGCCACGGCGATTAAACACTTTCGCGGGTCGGCCATGTGCGAAAGGGTGGTCGCTGTAATCGGTGAAAATCTCTGGCCTGCCATCAAGGCCGGTAACAATGACGTCGTAGCCACGGTTTTTCGTCAGCGGATGGTTCGCCGTTCCTTCGGAATACGCCAGCATGTCCAGAAAGGCGGCGATATTCTGGTGAGTATTAATGACCGGCATCGCCTTCCCCCTTCTGTGACTTAAAGCGGCGCTGAATGGCGATTTCCACCACCTGATAACCGGCAATACCGAGCATGGATCCAATACCGCACACAGCGGGCAGTGACATATCAGGAAACTGCACCAGAACAACACCGGCGACCATTGAGACAAAACCGCCGAGCAACATGCGTCCGACAAACAGGCGCGGGGTGATGGGCTCACCACCTGCCAGCACTTTTCCGACCACAATCAGTGCCCCAATCACAAACAGTGACAGGACGCCTTTTTCCCCTTCTGTCATGGTTTACTCCCAAAGATTGATAGTTTCAGTTACGGGTGAAGACGGCACATCGGGCAGGTCAATTGCCGTTCCATGCGGCAGAATGACGCCCAGCTCAGACAGGCCGGGATTAGCCTGCAGCACAGTTTCAACAACGCCCTCAGTGCGCCCGTAATACCGGGCGCAAATCACGTCGAGGGTGTCGCCCTGCATCGACCTGACCTTCATCAGAGCTGGCCCACGATGCAGCGCGGTTTGTCCTGCAGACGCGCGACCGACCAGCGCATATCCCGCCACAGGTCATCAATGGTGGTTTCGACGTTGTCGGCTTTTTTGTCACCCTTGCCGGTGGCTTCAACACCGCGATAGCGCTCATACAGGGTGGCGGTTGCCATCGCCGTTACGGCTCTCAGATAGTGGAAAATACGCACATTCTCGCCATCGATTTCCTCAGCAGGCACGTCGGCCAGATGCTTAAACCCGGCGGCAGTCTGGCGCAGCCGGTAGTCGTAAAGCTCCGCATTGGTTTCCGCCATGCCAGTTCTGATGGCATGGCGCAGGCGCGCATCGGAAACCGTCTGTTCAAGCCGCATCAGCTCGCGCACACGCTTCGGATCCACATCAGGGAAAAAGAACGTGTTTTTAATTACTGCATCGCCCGTCTCCAGTACGGGAATCACCACGCCCGGTACGTCCTGCGGTTCGTCGGGCTGGTTCAGAATCACTGTCGTCATGACAACCTCATCAGGTTGGGCGGTGGACGCCGGTCGCCGTCAGGGTCAAAACCCGCTTTGACCGGCGTGCCGCCCGGCTCGGGGAGCGTTCAGTTAACCGGCGGTTTTTACCGCCTTTGGTGGACGCCCGCGCTTTGCTGCCGGTCTGGCGACAGGTTTGCGCGTGCGCGGTTTAGTCGTTTTACGGGGTGGTGCCTCCGCTTTTGGCTTCAGTGTGCGTTCCAGCCGCTCAATCTCTTTGCGCACACCGGCATTGCGGTCGAGCTGCATCGCACGTTGAAACTGAGCCAGTGCCTCAGCATTCTGACCGATATCGCGCAGGGTCAGGCCGGTCACCTTATGCAGACGGGCGCGCACCATATCGGGAACGTCAGCGCCGTCGGTCAGGCTGAGGGTGGTCAGCAGTAATGCGAGGTCGACAGGCTCACCGGCATCGCGCAGGCGCAGTGCGGCAAGCGCCACCTCCTCAACCAGCATGTAAGGCGTCGTGCGGCGATGGTCAGTGGTGAGGCCGTATTTCAGCGCATAGGGCGCAATTTCCAGCGCGCCAGCGATATCACCGGCATCAAGACGCCACAGCATGACGGTCATGACAATGTCATCCTGCGCACCACGACCATCAGCCAGCACACCGGCGACCCACGGCGCATAGAACGGCAGCAGCTCGCGCTTTTTCGCGGCTTTACGCTCGTTTGAACGGATGTTTTTTAACGTGCGGCGGTCATCGGCCAGCTTAACCAGCATCTGCTCATAGGCGGTTGCATGGCGCAGTGGGGCTTGCTCCCGCTGCGCGGCTTGAGAGGCCGAGACCCGCATCATGTGACGCTGTGCGGGGCTCGTCATGGTTTAGGCTCCGCTTTCCGGTGCTGCAGGTGCGGTGAAATCGCCCAGGGTGATGTTTTCCAGCAGGCACCCGGCGGCATACGCCTCGACCACATAGTCGATATTCATCGACTCGTAGTTTTCCACGCGGTCACGCTTGGGGTTTTCGATGACTGAACGCCGATGACCATCATCCATGAAGTAGATTGAGAGATTTTCCATCGTGGTCACCAGTACAGCATTCGCAGGGAAGTACGGCACGCGCACGGCAGGCAGGTTGCCGATGCGTTTCTGGCTGATGATGGTATCCGCAGCGAGCGACTCGCTGTTTTCCTGCTGCTTGTTAACCAGCGGGAAATATTTATCGGCCAGCAGCTTACGGCCAACGATGGCAACCAGTTTGGTTGAGTCCTGATAAACCTCATCAATCAGGGTACCTGTCGCATCCATTACCAACGCGTCAAGATTCTCATAGTCGCCGTTTTTACCGACACGAATCACATCGGAAACGACTTGACCCTCATCGTCGGTGATTTTACTCATCACGCGCGCCGGTGCTTCGTTACGGTACTTCTGCAGCCAGCCGACCGCTACATCCTGCAACATTGGATTAGTTTTGCGATTCGAGGTCGGCGCACGATGAGTACCGTTAAATCCGGCCATGATGAAATCCAGTGCCTGACGCTGGATAATCGCGTCACGGATGCGGCGCTGGAAGTCCTGAAAACGCGCCCACAGGTCGAGCGTCTTGTAGCGCAGGTGGAAGTCAAAGTTGACCTGGTTGCACTCGTACAAATTGGACTCAAGCGCGACAAAGTCAGCAGTTTCACGCTCATCGTCACCTGAGGTGTCGGTCGTGCTGGCAATAGTGCCATCCACACCCACACCGATTTTTTCACCTTTCAGCTCATCAACCGGAAAAATGTTAATCATCTGCAGAAATGCGGATGACGCCTGCACGGTGTTCATCAGCGTTTGCGTGACGGACGGCTCGACGGTGAATTTTTTGCTAACGTCATCAACGCTGATGCCGTTCAGTTTGGCGAGCTGGGTCAGATAGGCATTGAACTTAAAACGGGTTTCCTGACGCATAGTATTTCCTGTTTGAATTAATCGGTTAGTCACAGCATCGGGCGGGATTGCCGCCCGGTTCCAATCTGCGGTTTATCAGCAGTCGGTCAGCAGCTCGTCGCCACCGCCGCCGCTGGCTTTCGTGCGTCGCGGCTGGCTGAAACTTTCGGTTTTGTCGAGGGTGGTTTTCAGGGCGGAAAATGCCTGGCTGGTTTCTTCAACCTTGCCGGTCAGTTCCTGTTTAAAGGTGGCTAGCGCGGTTTCCATATCGGAAAGACGCTTATCCTGCGCAGTGAGACTGGTCTGCACATGTTCGCTGACGGCGGTCACCGCCTCATGCACATCACTCATGCGCGCATCGTCGCTGACCTGCTTACGGCTGAAAATGGCTTTCACCTTGTCGGCCAGGCTGTTAAGCACTGTGTCGGGAACGTCTTCAAATTCCAGTTCGGCCAGCGTGGCGACTGAAAAGACATTTTCAGGACTGGCCTTAAAGCGCTGCAGCGGGTTGTGCTTCGCCTTACGGCAGAATTCGAGGTATTCAGTGCCGAGGCTCGCAGGGTCATCAGTGACCGCAAGGCCGACAAGATAGCATTTGCCGGTGTTACCAAAATTCGGCTGAATTTCCATAGAGGTATAGACCTTCTGCGCGGCTTTATTCATCGCGATAAGGTCATCGGTTGGGGTGATTCTGGCGAACAACGCCCATTTGCCATTCAGCGCAGAATCGTCGTCAATCTTTTCGGCTTTCAGCTCAACCACATCGCCATAACGTTTAAACATGCCGTCGGGCAAAAGGCCGCGAATGTGTTCAAGGTTGATACGGCAACCGTAGACGCGCGGGTCATAGGTTTCGGCCATTTCCTGAATATCGCTGGCGCTGATAATGCGCCCGTCGCAGGTATCACCCTCGACGCCGATGCGAAAGAATTTTGAGACTTTTTTTGCCATTGTCAGGAGTCCTGAGGTTGGGGTTACGGGTCAACGCCAGTTTCCAGTCTCAGGACTCGCCAGACCACCAATGACGACTGGATAACCTCCCACACAACAGCACCTTAGCGAATCACTGACGGCCATTAAGTAGCCTTGCCCTGAATCCACTACGGCGAGGCATCAATGACCATTTCCACCGATACAACCTTATTGCATGACCCGCGACGACAGGCATCGCTGCTTTACTGGCAGGGCTTTTCCGTGCCACAGATTGCCGAAATGCTGCAGGTCAAGCGCCCGACCGTGCAGAGCTGGAAACAGCGCGACGGCTGGGACGGCATCGCACCGATTTCCCGTGTCGAAAGCAGCCTTGAGGCGCGCCTGATTCAGCTCATCGCCAAGCCGCAAAAGTCAGGCGGCGACTTCAAAGAGATTGACCTGCCCGGGCGGCAGATTGAGCGACTGGCGCGCGTCAACCGCTACAGCCAGACCGGCAACGAGGCCGACCTTAACCCCAACGTTGCCAACCGTAACAAGGGGGAGCGTAAGAGGCCGAAAAAGAACTTTTTCAGCGATGAGGCTGTCGCAAAGCTGGAAGAAATTTTCTTCGACCAGTCTTTCGAATACCAGTTGCAGTGGTACCGGGCAGGACTGGCGCACCGTATTCGCGATATTCTCAAATCCCGCCAGATTGGCGCGACGTTCTACTTTTCCCGCGAGGCACTGCTGCGCGCGCTCAAGACCGGCCATAACCAGATTTTTCTGTCGGCCAGTAAAACGCAGGCTTACGTGTTCCGGGAATACATCATCCAGTTTGCGCGACTGGTTGACGTCGACCTGACCGGCGACCCGATTGTCATCGGCAACAACGGCGCAAAGCTGATTTTTCTCGGCACCAATTCCAACACCGCACAAAGCCATAACGGCGACCTGTATGTCGATGAAATATTCTGGATCCCGAATTTTCAGAAGCTGCGCAAAGTCGCATCGGGCATGGCCTCGCAAAAGCACCTGCGATCAACTTACTTTTCGACACCTTCCACGCTGGCTCACGGCGCTTACCCCTTCTGGTCTGGCGAGCTGTTCAACAAGGGGCGCGCCAGTGCCGCTGACCGCATCGAAATCGACATCAGTCACAGCGCGCTCGCCGGTGGACTTCTTTGCGCAGACGGACAGTGGCGGCAGATTGTCACTATTGAGGACGCCCTTGCCGGTGGCTGCACCCTGTTCGACCTCGACCAGCTCAGACGCGAAAACAGTGATGAGGACTTTAAGAACCTGTTTATGTGCGAGTTTGTCGACGATAAGGCATCGGTATTCCCGTTCGAGGAGCTGCAGCGCTGCATGGTCGACGTGATGGAAACATGGGAGGACTTCGCCCCGTTCGCCGACCATCCATTCGGCTCGCGACCGGTCTGGATTGGCTACGACCCGTCCCACACCGGCGACAGTGCCGGATGTGTCGTACTCGCGCCGCCGGTGGTTTCGGGTGGCAAGTTTCGCATGCTGGAGCGTCACCAGTGGAAAGGCATGGACTTTGCCGCGCAGGCAGAAGGCATCCGCAGGCTCACTGAGAAATACAACGTCGAATACATCGGCATTGACGCAACAGGCCTCGGTCTCGGCGTATTCCAGTTGGTGCGCTCATTCTACCCGGCGGCACGCGGTATCCGTTACACGCCAGAAATGAAAACCGCAATGGTGCTCAAGGCGAAAGACACGATTCGCCGTGGCTGTCTGGAGTACGACGCCGGAGCAACTGATGTCACACAGTCGTTTATGTCCATCCGCAAAACCATGACCAGCAGCGGGCGCAGCGCCACCTATGAGGCCAGCCGCACCGAGGAAGCCAGTCACGCTGATATCGCATGGGCCACCATGCACGCCCTGTTAAACGAACCGCTTTCTGCCGGTAGCGGCATGCAGCCTAAATCTATTCTGGAGTTCAACTAATGGGTAAGCAAAAATCCCGTAAAGCCGCCGCGCAGAAAGCCCGCGCACCACAGCAACTGAAAGCCAGCGCACCGCAAAAAATGGAAGCGTTCACCTTCGGTGAGCCGGTGCCGGTACTCGATAAGCGCGACATTCTGGATTACGTCGAGTGCATCAGTAACGGCAAATGGTACGAGCCGCCGGTCAGCTTCTCCGGGCTGGCAAAAAGCCTGCGCTCTGCAGTGCATCACAGCTCACCGATTTACGTTAAACGCAATGTGCTCGCAAGTACCTACATTCCGCATCCACTGCTGTCCCGTCAGGATTTCAGCCGCTTTGCACTCGACTATCTGGTATTCGGTAACGCCTTTCTTGAGCAGCGCCACAGCGTCACCGGCCAGTTAATCAAACTGCTGACTTCACCGGCAAAATATACCCGGCGCGGGGTCGATGACTCGGTTTTCTGGTTTGTGGAAAACTTCACTCAACCGCATGAGTTCGCACCCGATACCGTGTTCCACCTGCTGGAGCCTGATATTAATCAGGAGATTTACGGCCTGCCTGAATATCTCAGCGCGCTTAATTCCGCATGGCTGAATGAATCCGCGACGCTGTTCCGCCGCAAGTATTACCAGAACGGCGCGCACGCAGGTTACATCATGTATGTGACTGACCCGGCGCAAAGCGCGACTGACGTCGAATCGCTGCGCGATGCAATGCGTAACTCTAAAGGGCTCGGCAACTTTAAAAACCTGTTTTTCTACTCACCGAACGGGAAACCGGACGGCATAAAAATCGTGCCATTGAGCGAAGTCGCCACAAAGGATGACTTTTTCAACATCAAGAAAGCCAGCGCCGCTGACCTGATGGATGCGCACCGCGTACCTTTCCAGCTCATGGGCGGCAAGCCTGAGAATATCGGCTCAATGGGTGATGTTGAGAAGGTGGCAAAGGTCTTTGTGCGTAACGAGTTATCGCCCTTACAGGACAGATTCCGGGAGGTAAACGACTGGCTCGGCATGGAGGTCATCAGGTTCAAAGAGTACACCCTCGATAACCCGGAATAATTCCCCCTCAAGCCGCCATTATGGCGGCTTTTTCATGCCCTGCCACCATCACGCCTCAGACGGGCCACACGCTCACGACCACACCCGACCACCAACGAACCGACAGCGACTATTAACGCGCCGTCACGACGCGCTCAGACGATAATTTTTATTATTACGCACCACCGCTGGCGCGCAATGCTTTCCCCGCCTCGCCCGCCCGCTTCATGGGGCGGTTTTGATGCAACCTCGTATTAAAGGGGACACCATAGCCCATCAAACCTCAGACTTCGCCCCTAGCTAACGTTTATGAATGCAATGTAATGCAACTTAATGCAAGTTATGGTAATGATAATTCTGCGTTAACAATTAAACTAATGTACCTGTAAGAGGATAAAAAATGTCTGGTTTTTTCCTTGATTTAACCAAGCTTTCGCCCAGTGTAAATAGCGACACAGCGATTCCACCGCGAGATATATTTACAGCTCTACCGAGCAAAGACACCAAATTTCAATACCCTCGAGATGTGCAATCAGAGGTCTGGGAAAAATGGTATGAAGCAAGGAGAAGCCCAACCAATGTAATAAAAATGAATACCGGAAGCGGTAAAACTTCAGTTGGGTTAATCATTCTTAAAAGCTGTATAAATGAAGGAGAAGGTCCCGCTGTATATGTTGTTCCTGACAACTATCTAGTTGAGCAAGTGGTTTTGGAGGCTAATCAACTTGGTATACCTGTAACTCAGGATGAGAGGTCCCCCAAATTTATTGCAGGTAAAGAAATTTTAGTTACAAATATATTCAAAGTGGTTAATGGACGTTCTGCATTTGGCGTTGGAGATGATGGACAAAAAATACCAATAGGTTCTATAATAATTGACGATGCTCACGCTTGCCTTTCTTCAATTGAAGAACAATTCTCCATTAGCATTCAAAAAAATAACCCTGTCTATGATAAATTATTCAGAATTTTTGAAAATTCACTAATGACACAAGCTGGTGCAAAAACACTAGAGATAAAATCCGGCGATAGAAATGCTTATGTGAGAGTTCCATTTTGGAAATGGCAAGAAAGCATAAATGATATAATGACAATCTTGTTAGAAAATAAAGACCATGATGACTTGAGTTTCAAATGGCCATTAATAAAAGACAATCTAATATTATCGAAATGCGTTGTAAGTGCTTCCAAAATAGAGATATCACCTCATTGCATACCAATCCAAATGATCCCAAGCCTATCAAACGCAAGAAGAAAAATATTCATGACAGCTACTCTTGTCGATGAATCCATTCTAGCGAGCCACTTCGGAATAACGGATGAATCACTCTCTAATCCGATAACACCAAAAACAATTGGTGATATTGGTGATAGAATGATACTAATGCCTCAGGTTATAAACCCTAGTCTTTCTGATGTAGATATCAAAGCTATGTGCAAGGAGATATCCTCCAAACATAATGTTGTTGTAATTGTACCATCCGATTACAGAACTAGATTTTGGCAAGATGTTGCAGACAGAATATTAGATAAAAATACAATTTATCAAGGTGTACAAGAATTAAGGACACAACATGTTGGCTTAGTAGTCCTAGTTAATAGATATGATGGTATTGATTTACCAAATACCGCATGTCGTCTATTAGTAATAGATGGACTTCCTGACGTTCGTAGACTAATAGATAAAGTCTCACAAAGCTTATTGCTTGGAAGCGAAAAAACCAAAGATGAAATTATCCAGAAAATTGAACAAGGAATGGGGCGAGGAGTGAGATCAAGCGACGACTTCTGCGGAGTGATCTTACTTGGCAAAGCATTAAATGGCGCTGTTTTCCTTGGCTCCTCCTTAGAAAGGTTTTCTCCAGCAACGAAAGCACAAATTCAACTTTCACAGCAATTGGTATCGATACTGCCGGATACAACTATTGATTCAATCAAAGGTGCTCTTGATTATTGTCTGTTACGCAATTCTGACTGGGTCTCAAAAAGCAAAGGTATATTGACTGGCTTAACATTGGAAAATAAGCAGATTGACCAGCATACTATAAACAAAAGATTGGCATATGACTTAGCATCACGAAATATGTTTCAACAAGCCGCTTTAACTCTAAAAAATGATAGTAGTACAGCTGACAAAGTTTATAAGGGTTATCTAAAAGAACATGCTGCGGAATATGTAAACTTATATGACAAATCTGAAGCTCAGATATTGCTTCAGTCTGCATCAAACGATAACTATCGGGTATTAAAACCACTAATCGGCGTAACATATAATAGACTTAATGGTGCGGCACTTGAACAGGCCAGGGAATGTAGCTCCTATCTCAGAAGTAATTTTGAATCGGCGAATCAAGTCGTTGTGCATACTAATTCAATAATAGAAAACCTTATTTTCTCCGAGGGCACATCGAATCCCTTCGAAGATGCTATCGAAAAAGTTGCATATTTGGTCGGTTTTCGTAGCCAACGGCCAGAAAATGATACAGGTAAAGGACCTGACAATTTATGGGCAATGGGAGAAAACAATTATCTAGTAATTGAATGCAAAAATGGAGCAACCGCAGAAAGAATAAGTAAGCATGACTGCAATCAGTTAAATGGGTCGGGTGCATGGTTCAGAAACATGTATGATCAAACTGCTACCGCCACACCTATAATGATACATCACTCTAACATGCCTGAATATGCCGCAACACTAAACGAAGGGTCTCGAATAATGACCATAAATGATCTTGAACGTTTTAAAGCATCTATCCTCAGTTTTATCACGGCCATTTGTACAAGTGATAAACGACACGATGAGATATTTATAAGAGAACAATTGATTACATGTAAATTACGTGCATCAGACATAGTTGAAACCTATACGCGAAATCCTCGTTAAACAGTAAAAGACCACCTCCTAAGGAGGTGGTCCTTGTATGATAAAAAGAACCAGTTTTTATTGTTAATAATACAATTCTCGAATTTCAACATAGACTTATTGTACCACCAGTAAAATCATCAATATTAATATATAAAAAAAAGAAATGTCGATTATTTGTACGTAGCGTAATCATATTAACATATACAGATAAACAGCAACCTTACCATTATGCAACCAATCTAAAACATTATGTTTATTACTCTGAATAACCAGAAAACCCACTCCACTCATCTACACTAGGATATGAAAATTGCTTTTCATTGTAATTGACGATCGCACCGCGTACTAACGCCTCAAGCTCCCATCGCTGCGGCCTGATACCGTTCTGAGCAAGGTCAACGCGGATACGGGTGATTTGCATTCGTTCCGACCTGGTCAGTCTGGCCGATGGTGCAATTTCATGTGGTTTTAACGGGCTTCCGTTTCTTTGCTGACGACTTGGCGTTCTCCGACCGTGTTTTAATGCACCCCTGAGCGCCCTCACGACCTCCGGGTCATTCCATTCGATAACACCGTCATCAACCAGATTAAGCACTGCTGCGGCATGCTCAGAAGGTGTGGGAGCCGGTAACGAAGTATCACCACCGGTGAGCTTTCCACAGTTATTGACAGGACTCCGAGGCGCGGCGATGCCGCTTTTTAAAGTCAAAGGCTCAACGACCGGAACTTTCGGCACAATGCGCCAGTCCGTCGTTCTGGTGATATGAATATGACGCGCGCCGAGATGCGGCGCGTAAATGCCGACCACTCTCTCGACCTCTTCCTCATACTCGTTAACGTCATCCGACGGGCTACGGGCGACCCTGACAGTCTGACAATCGCGCGGGACATTTGCCCCACCCTGCGCGCTGATATACAACGCAAAATCACCACTGTCTGCGGCGGCGCGTGCAGCCTCGACGCGCTCGTCAAACTCATCAGCAATGCTGACGCCGCGAGGCAATTTGCGTAGTTCACGGTAAGCCCCCATTGTCGGCAGACCAACCGTTTTAAATTGCGGGATGCGCCACGTTGACGCCCATGCGGTAACAGCCGCGGCAGTGTCTTTCAGCGGTCTGCCGGTATCATTATCGAGCTGACCATCCAGTGCATATCCGTCGATATTTTTTGAGATGTATTTCGCGATATACCCCGCAGCACCGCCCCGGTTAAGGTGTTTCGCCTGAAAACGGTTTCGCGCGGCTCCTCTTTCGTCGCCATCCTCTTTGAGCGCGTAGCGACGCATGATTTCAATAATCTGGTTACGCTGGCGTGGATTACAAAAAAGCATCATATGCCAGTGCGGCGTTCCGTCATGGTGTGGCTCGACGACTCGCAAACCGTAGACCTGTAAATCATTATCCTTGAATGCCGTGCGCATCAGGCTCCAGATACGGCAGAGATAACGCTGCGCATCCTTTGGATTAAATGCCTCATCGTTCCAGCCGTGATTAAGCTGGACGGTTTTACTTTCGCCTTTTCCGACCTGACGTGTCGGGTGATACTTTGACGGCGCGGTCAGCGTGATAAACATCCCCACATCACCCTCTGCGGCGGCGTAACGCTCAATACCGGCAATGGTGTTCATCAGCTCCATCCGGCGAATTTCAGGATTAGAAATACTGCCCATCACCTTACTGATAAGGTCGATGCGTTCGCCGGTTTCCCTGTTTTCAAGGTCACACGATTTAAGAAATTCCAGATTTGCCTGGCGGCGTGCACGCACATCACGAATGGCGTGTTTACTGGCATAAGGAGAACGGTCTTTATTGACCTCCCCGACAGCAATCAGTAACGCCTCATGCCAGCGCATACGCTGGCCTTTAAGCTGACTAATCCACCACTCATCGTTAAACAGACGGGCAATGGCAGAATATGCCTGCCTCGTGGTCATCTGTCCTTTACGGTATTTTTTCCAGTAGAGCGGGGAAATATTGAAAGCACGTGCAGCGCCAGCAACATGACCATACAGGTGAGCCTGCGCCTCATCCGTAAACAGCGATTCTTTTTCGCCATGCGCATCCACCCAGGCATCGCAGAGTTCCTCATACATCATGAAAAGCTGCGATGAGATACGGGCGGCAAACTTTTTCAGCTCCTTGTCATTCATTCCCGGCAGGCGCGCATAGTGGTCACGCTCTGCCAGAAACAGTAACGACGCGTCGGTGTTCATTTCATGGCGCTGATTCACACGCTCAATGCGCGGCCATAAACGACGCTGAAAAATGGATGTGAGAAAATAAAACCCGTGCACCGGGCTTTTATTGCGCCGGATGTAGTCATAGCGTGAAGTAAACAGCGAGCGCAAAAAGTAAGGCAGGCGGTTAATCGTGGATAAAACACCTTGCACCTGACGCATCTCGTCACGTGTAAGGGGTCTTTCGCGCCCGACGGCCTCGCGTGGCGCGTTCCATGCATAAGCACCGGTAAACGCCTTACCGGTGCCTGCAGCAAATGCTGACGGAGGGACAAAACGCCCGGAGGCTTTAACGGCCATATGAGCCAAAAGCCTCTGAACAACGCCTGCTGAGTTGCTCAACCTGCGCGTTTAAATCAGCAAAAGACTTTGCGCTTCCGGTCAGAATATCGTGATGCATCAGGCCGGAAACGAGCTGGCTTAATTTCGGATAATAACCAACCACCGCCAGCCATTCCTGACCGGCGTTTTTACCGCTTTCCGCTCTCTTTTTCTCGTGGAGAATAAACTGAAAGCTGTCACTGGTAACGACATAACGTTCGCCAATTTCAATACGAATACTCATGCCGTTCTCCGGTAATGTTTGTTTTTTGCTTCAAAGACTGACTGGCAGGAAACACAACGCGTGGCTGACGGATAAGCCGCACGACGGGCAGCAGGTATTGGCGCGTCACACTCTTCGCAAACCAGCGCAGAAGCACCGCAATGTTTTACCCTTGCCGCGTTAATCTGACGCTCCAGTAATTCAGCCTGTTGTTCCTGAATAAAATCTACGTTGTCCGGCATTACCAGCTCCTTTTGTCGTTAAGTTTTTTAAATTCATCAGCGCAATAGCTGGCAACTTCTGTCGTTAATTTCGTCAGTTCATCCACGGAGGAGATTTGCTTGTGAAATACAGCGCGTTTAACAAGTAAATTGACCACATCAGACAGGAGATTTAATTCGTTCTGATAAATCGCGATAACAGACTCAGTTATTTCGCGTTTTTCTTTATCAAGACCAAGTTGAATAAGAGATAAATCGCCATTTTTCATAACGGCGATTTTTAAGGCGTTATTCAGTAATACAACTGAATGAGAACAGGACATCAAAGCACCTCCCCGCGAGACAATCCGATATTGTGAAATTTTTCCGACTCCTGACTGAGCAGCTCGACTATCTCCACGCGGGATAACTCCGCCTTTGTTATGTGGCGAATCATGGCGTCAAGATGAGAAGAAAAGCGCGTCGCAGCGTCGGCCTGTGCTTCGGTTCTGGCCTGTTGCAGCAGTAATGCGTATTTACCGCACTGATTTTCAGAAACTGTATGCATGACTTTCTCCAGGCAAAAAGAAGCCCCGCACGATTAAGTGCGTTAAAAACTCTGGTTAATTACTTAATGCAGATATTGCTCTGGTTTTACCGACGTCAGAATTGTCGGTGCATACTCAAACAGACTGAATAATTCACGTAATGCACGGAATAAAGCATCACGCCAGTAACATGACTCTTCATTAATTCGCCAGTATGGCTGGTTGAATTCTTTTTCAGTCAATCCGGCATGCATAAATAAAGTACGACGCTGACTGACTGTTAAAAAACTAATATATGCATACTCACTTGCGCCAACCTGACGGCGTTTTGAGAATGCCCCACGCAATTCATCAATTGCACAAACCAGCCGTTCACGTTCGACGTCGTTCATTTCTTCAAAACGCATCGTTGCGTGACGTTGTTTTAACTGCGCATGAAAGCAAACTGTTAGCCGTTCGCGCTCCATCATCTGATTATAATAATCACATGTATCCTGCCAGCGAGGGACGGCCAGATGCTTACCAATTATCCGGCGCATAGCTGCTGGCTGTTTTTCAACGAGATTGAGCGTCATCACTGTCATTTCCATACCCTCCGGCTTTTCAGAAAGGTCAGAGCCTTTTTTAACGGACTCTGTTTTTTGGTGCGGATAATGATTCCCTTGCATCCCTTCCCGTGGGTGATGGTGAAGTCAATCGCCCTGGGGCTTTCGTTACGCAGTAACTGAGCAATACAACGCGGCTCATTCATAATCACAACCCCATCCACAAAAGCCATGCATCACGCTGTTCAACCGGTCGGTTATAAAACGCCTCACGTACAGCGCGATTAAACTCTGGAATGAAAACCCATTTCTCACCGGCGCGGGCCTTCGGCTTATTTGGATCTCGAAGCTCGATAACCGGTAGCTTGTTAGCCTTTATCATTTCTGTAACTGCGGTTTTTGGTTTACCCAATAAATCTGCAAACTTTTCCGCATGTACCGCATCAAGCGGGTACTTAATCACATAATCATTAACTTCCATCTATGTTACCCTCATAGGATCCAGCCCCTTAAAAACCGCTTGGAACCGTTTAAGCGGCGCTGGACTCATGCCCGAAAAGGTTCTGGATTAATGACCTTTTCGGGGAATATAGTCATTAAGTCAGGACTATGTCAAATGAATATCGCACAGAAATTAAGAGCAATAAGACAATCGGAAGGGCTAACTCAAGCAAAATTCAGTGAAATCAGCGGCATAGCGTTAGGAACGCTAAAGAATTACGAAGGAGGCCATCAAGACCCTGGCATCCAAGTTGTGTTGCAGGTCACCAATGCACCTCAGTTCCAAAAATACACACTATGGCTCATGACAGATAAAACAGCGCCGGAAGCGGGACAAATCGCACCGGCTCTCGCGCACAGTGGGCCAGAGTCAACAGAATCCAACCACTCCGCGAAAAGGATTGGCTAACTCTATATAAAAATTACATTTTCACCATTTGCCACCAAGATGGTGAATACAGCGCCGGAGGGCTTTCTTATGGCAATTAAGAAGCTCGATGATGGTCGCTATGAAGTGGACATTAGACCTCGCGGTCGCGACGGAAAACGCATCCGCAGGAAATTTGAAAGAAAAGCTGAAGCACTAGCATTTGAGCGATACACAATCGCCAATGCCAGTCAGAAAGAATGGGGAGGCCAGCGAGCAGACCGCCGAACTTTGACAGAATTGCTCGACATCTGGTGGAAATACCACGGGCAAAACCACGAGCATGGGACAAAAGAGTTTAATCATCTGCTCAAAACCATCAGCGGCATAGGTGATATACCAGTGAGTCGGATGAACAAAAGGGCTTTGATGGATTATCGCTCCATGCGACTACGTGATGGCATCAGTGCTGCAACGATAAACCGCGACATGTACCGATTATCCGGCATGTTCACAAAATTAATTCAATTGGATGAATTTTCCGGGCAACACCCAATTCACGGACTGCCGCCACTGACGGAGGCTAACCCTGAAATGACGTTCCTGGAAAAAGCAGAAATCGAAAAACTGCTAAATGTTTTGACTGGTGATGACTTACTTGTCGCGCTTTTATGTCTGAGCACTGGAGGAAGGTGGACGGAAGTTGCCACGCTAAAACCAGCACAGATTACAAGTTGCAGGGTTACCTTCCTGAAAACCAAAAACGGTAAAAAGCGAACAGTGCCGATTTCTGAGGAACTGGAGAAAAAAGTTAAAGAGGAGGCCAGCGCCAAATTGTTCAAGGTAGATTATGAGAAGTTTTGCGAGATTTTACGCAGAGTGAAACCTGATATACCTCCCAATCAGGCAACCCACATTCTGCGGCATACATTCGCAAGCCATTTCATGATGAATGGGGGCAACATAATTGCACTGCAACAGATTCTGGGGCATGCGAGCATTCAGCAGACAATGACCTATGCGCACCTTGCGCCTGACTACCTGCAGAACGCCGTCGCTCTGAATCCACTAAAAGGCGGAGTGACGTTATAA